ACTGGTTTCAGGGTTTTCCAATCATTACAGAATAGATCGATATCTACAGTAGCGAGATGTGATCTGACACAGGACAAACCCGTATCAAGCCATCCAGTTGATTCAATACCAGTTCGGTGCATTAACCGAAGTACGGGATCTAAATTCGACTCATACACTTTGTATTTTTTGAAATCGCCATTGTACATGAATAATGAATTGATCTTTCGCCTAGACACAACACTATTAAAATTTAAATGCATAAATGCAAACTTTTCATTATTCTGAAATCCCCATACATCTTTCTTTCTCGTAAGACTATAACTCACCAGACAACCGGGTCTCAGTGTATTAAGTTCCTTATATAGCGATTGAACGTCTTGTTCCGATGTACCTTTTGGAAGTTTAACAAAAAAGTATGGAGTAAAGCTGGTCGTCAGGCAAACCGACTTTCCATCCTCGGTTTTTCCAAAAATACTGATAAGATGTTCGTCACACTCTTCCGTGTCCCGTGCTTCCCATGTGAGAGCCTGAAACACGACCATGTCCTTTGTGTATCAATCGAGCTAAATTTTTAATATACATTATTAGTAAATGTCAGCTGCGTTGATTGATCTTGTCAGTGTCGGTGTTCAGGATGCCTATATAACAGGCGAACCCCAAGTCAGTTTTTTTCGACAAAATTTCAAGCGCCATACAAACTTTTCCATAAAACCAGAGCGAATGGACTACATAGGTACGTTCGGTTCTAACAACGAAGTCACTATTCCGATCCGTTCCAAGGGAGATTTACTCTCGTATTTATGGATCGAAGCCCAGAGTATCAGTAATGTTCAAACGAACAACGATGGGTTATTCTCCAATACCGCATCCGCGCCCACGGAATTCAGCCTTCACATCGGAGGTCAGGAGGTCGCCCGCCTCGATTCGTTGTACATCCAGGGGGTTCATAATATTTTATATAAAGAAAATGGTGCCCGTGGTTCGTGTGCCGTTAGTACTAACGAAGTCCCGGGTAACGCCAGGGGTACAGCCGTGGAACCGAGTGCCGATTATTACATGATACCATTCTTCTTCTCCGAGGATTTTACCAAGTGTCTCCCCTTGTGTGGTCTCGCATACCACGAAGTTGAAGTTCGTGTCAAGTGTCGTGATGGATTCACTCCGGCGGAAACGCCCAAAGTTTATGGTACGTATGTGTATTTAGACTCCGATGAAAGAAAGTATTTCACGGATCAAGAGCATGAAATACTCATTACACAAACTCAATACCAAATAACATCCAATACAGCGACAGAGATAGACTTATCGTACTTCAATCACCCGACGAAGGCGGTGCATTTGGTCTCGGGTCAATCCGCAGGCGCCGCGTGGCAAACCGAATATTCGTTCGACGAATCTACAATGTACATCAACGGTACTCCCCTCTTTGAAAACACCAGTAAAACTTTCCACCACAACGTTGTCCCCGAAATGCACACGTCCGCACTCCCGAGCGCTGTATTGGATACGGCACCCCTCTATACGTGGCCGTTTGGTTTAACTCTCAATAAATCGCAACCGAGTGGTACACTAAATTTTTCCCGCATCGATAACGCTAAATTAATGATTAAGAACCCGGTCGGTGGAGGTTCTCCCCAAATACGCTGTTACGCTGTGAATTACAACATTTTACGCATCAAGGATGGCCTTGGGGGCGTTGCGTTTGGAAGCTAAATAGCTATACTACACAAAAAAATAAACTAAAAAATTTTATAACTTGTAATCCCAATATATAAAATTTTTAATGTGAGGTATTTATAAGTATCGATGCCAATTTCACGAGCCGATCGCGAACGACGAATCCGTACTCAAAACGAAACCGAGGCACGACGACGAAGAGAGAGAATGCAACGACTCAATCGGAGACGGGGACTTGTCTCCAGACCGCCGAATACTAATCTTTCGAATAATTCAAATTCAAATTCAAATAACAAAAATGGCGCATCTAATTCTAACAACAGGAATAAGAACGTCGCGACGTGGTACAACAAGGAATTCACCCCGGTAGCCAAAAAAAATATTAAACCCAAGAAACGTGTGTATATTAGTACGAATGTTGGGAATAACGGTAAAATCAAGACCGTATTTAATAAACGCGGTTTAAAAACATTTGTGCGCAAAGTTAGGGATAATTTCAGAAAGGCCATGAGTCCCGTAACCCGAAAGACCATATCTGGGAGAAATATTAAACCATATACATCAAAAAAGAAAAATTAATCACACTCCAGTAGATCCGAATCCACCTTCACCTCTGTGGGTTTCTTCCAACAAGCCAACTTCCTCAATTTCGAGCATCTCGTGCCTCTCCAACACGAGCTGTGCGATTCTGTCCCCCTTTTTGACATCGAATGACTCTGATCCTTGATTGAAGAGGACCACCTTGAGTTCTCCCCTGTAGTCTCTATCGATGACTCCCGCTCCAACGGATATTCCCGATCGCACGGCGAGCCCCGATCGCGGAGCAACGCGTCCATAAACGCCTTCTGGCATTTCAATTGCGATGCCCGTCTCGACAATAGCTCTTTCGTTTGCGTTAATACTGAGATCACATGTACTATATAAGTCGTAACCAGCAGCCAAAGGAGACCCTCGTGAAGGTATAATTGCATCATATTTCAATTTCTTAACCCTGAGAGTACTCATTATTAATGTCATGTCATTAATCTTTAATTAATATTTTTTCTTCATTCATGTAAACATGACATTGATTCAGGAAAAGGCTCCTTTCATGGCAAAAGTGTTTGGTAACCTTATTTTTCAGGGGACAATTGCGTACGTAACAGCGCAACGAATTATAGATAGTCCGCGGTTCAGTGATCACGTGGCGAAAAATATGCTCATGTATTTGATTTTATTTTTCTGTACATTAATTCCTCTCGTCTTCATTAAATTAAAACTTCCGTATAAATTCGCACTCTTTACGTTGTTGTCCTTCTTCATGGGCGTTTTAACGTCCAGAGATCTTAATGCGAAAGAAGCGCTCACGGATGCTATCGGAATATTCATTCTCATGTTTGTTCTTGGTGCCATCACAATCAAAATGGGTTGGAACCTGAGACCCATTGGTCTCATGCTGTTTGGAGCAATTCTGGCTATGCTTTTTTATAGTATATTTGCCAAGAAAAAGTCTAAGAACTTCTATAAAATTGGTGTGGGTTTAATGGCATTATTTATGGTATATGACACCAATAACATATTACAAAGAAACTATGATGGCGATTTCGTAGATGCTTCCTTTGACTATTTCACCGATATATTCAACATGGCGAGTTATCTCGCAAATATCGAAGAAGAATAAAGATTTGTATATATTATAGTACATGACCAAGATTATATCAGCATACCAATTATACGCAAAATCATTGGAACTTTCAGCTGAAACTAGACTTAAAACACCAAAACGTCCCAAATCTAAAAGTTGTTGTGTAAATTGTAGAGGTCATAAAGTCATCAGAATCAAGTGTCTAACAGAACTTGAGGGGGACTTTAAATTAATAGACTGCCGAAGATGTAATACCAGAATTTCGCGAGTAGTCCGTAAATATCCCCACAAATCATGGGAAGAAAACTGGAATAAATTCAATTAAAATAAAAAATAATATCAATAATATATGCTCTCCATAAGATCTTCTCTTTCACCCCGGCCATTAAAAAAGGGTATTCATACATCGAACAATGATGAATATATCAAACTGAAAAGAAAGCTAACACAAACAACAGTAATTTATGGTACATCGTTGACTGTATCCTATTTTATAGGTCAGGGTGTCGAAGCTGGAATATCATATGGCGTAGGACTGGGAACATCACTGGCATACCTAGATACGTTGTATTCCAAGGTAGATAACATAGAGAAAGGAACCATGGAAATGCCCATTTTATTCCCAATTTGTTTAGCTATGGGCGAAGGCATATGGAATCACACACCAATCCCATTTGAATTTGACTATGGAGCGACATTATTTGGATTTCTTACATATAAAATTGCATTATTAAGTATTCTATACGATAATATTCGTAAAATGTTACTAGAGCAGAATAATGAATGATTTAAAATATTTTATTAAAATAACATGTATATTTTTAATAAAATATTCAGTGGAGGTTTTATTAATCAAGTATGGAACGATATAAATATCAAACGGACATTAAGTTACTTGTGGGGTGAATAAAACGGTGACATGGGATCCTGAATATATTTAAGTGCTATGGTAATGGTTGGAAATGTCCAAGCCCCAAACTTGACACGGCCACTACTTGGATAATAGTACCCATCGAAATCACCAAAAGTGGCCTTATGTCGAATACCCATATAAAAAATACAATATTATTTTATGGAGAGATGAGTGTCAGTGTGATTATTGGAAATATGTTTTCCGGTAAAACATCCGAACTGATACGACGACTTAAGCGCTATAAAATCATTGGCAAACGGGTACTGGTCGTCAATTGCGCAAAGGATACCCGTTCGCCAGAAGAAGTGGTAAAAACACACGACGGTATAACATTTGAGTGTATAAAAACAAAAACACTCAATGAAATCATACACAAAAACACATTCAAAGACGCGGAAATTATAGCCGTAGATGAGGCGCAATTTTTTTCAGATCTCAGGAGATTTTGTGAATTGTGTCTCAGTAAGAATAAGTCGGTGTTACTTGCTGGATTAGACGGCGATTACAGACAAAGAAAATTTGGAACACTCATAGATTGTATCCCAATGGCGGATGAAGTCGTGAAATTATCAGCGTTGTGTATGGATTGTATGGATGGAACACCCGGTCCATTTACAAAAAGAACCATCGAATCTGACGAACTCGAACTCATTGGAGACAAAGACATCTATAAATCCGTCTGTAGAAAACATTTATTTCTCAGGTAATACTATAAAATGTCGTCCGGTTCCGAAATCGTCGAAGTCCCCAAAAAGGAAGAAAAGAAATCGTTTGACCTCAGTGTGTTAAAACCGAAGCCGGGAATGATCCGGGTTATTATTTTTGCCGCCATTATCTTGGCGATCTTGTCCATGTCTCGTCAAAATGTGCGAAGTCCCAAGATGATGTTAAGTCTCGTCGCTGTGTTTTTAGGTTTAACGCATATGTATGATCACGTCTTCCTCATCCAACGTAAGGAAGAATATTGTGATAAATGTGGCAAGTAAACATCACTGATAAAAATCCTTGTGTCTATCCGCCGAATCTTCTATCTCGCATACACGTTCCCATGCTAATTTACAACCTATACAATGAATGTCATCCTTACATTCCTCACGTGCATCATCGATTGCGTCCGAAAGAACCAATCTATAACGCACCTGATGAATATGAGAATCTAGAGTACTGAACATATCCCTGACAGGAGTCTCGTATAAAGTCTCCAGTGCCTTTCGTGTGATAATAGACTCCTTTTCGGATAACGAATAACCCTGATCAACTCGTCTCGAGGCTCTGACGCCTACAGTCCGACACTGTGATGGTCTATTGTTAAACATAGAATAGCGAACCATACTACTTTATGTTTAATGATATTTTTTAATTACATTTATTAGAAGAAATTATCAGTCCTATACATTTTGGTTTGATACGTACCATCCTTGGAGACAACAGAAACACTCTCACCTCCATAAAACTCGGGACATCCGATATCCTCTGTACATTCCCTACCGTTATGGACGAGAGGTAACGGGTAAATTTGATTGCCTGGTGTGGTGGTGTAATAATGGTATCTGTCTCGTCGATTCCGAACTTCCTTCCCGTATAATGGGAGTGCCTCCTCGTCGTTACCAATCAGTATTCCCATTTGTTGTGTTCGACCCGGTTTGTACTTCTTGATGGGCGCATTTCTAAATTCGGGCTGCCGCCTGACGTCTGGTAAAGAATTAACAACGATGGGCTGATGGGGCCTTCTCGATGGAAGACGAATAACTCGCGGATTCATTAACAAAATTATAATCACGACCAATAAACCGACAATGAGAAGAGAATTGCGAGCACCCCTCTTCATTTAATTAATACTGGGAATATTATTTACGACGGGAGTTGATTTCTTCTGATCCCGATACACACCCACCATGAGTCGGATCGTTACCGCCAAAAAGGAAATTGCCCAAAACAACCGGAGTTTCGTTTCTTTATTCATACTTACATTTAATAAATATTATTTATACCTGCATTTTAGAAATACGTCGAGCCATATAAAGAATCAATATGAACATGACGATGTTAAATAAAGTGACACATATCAGATATGGAAAAATTTTCTTTCTTAAAGGTTCGACGACACGTTCTTGTAGTGCGGAATTTTTCGTCACAATATCTATTGCCTGATTAGTAAGATCATCGATGGATTGCTTCATTAAAATAACGCCACAGAAAAATACTGAAAATAAAATCACGATACATAAAAGGGAATTTAAAATATTACAAGAACACATTAAATCAAACACAAACGTGATTATATGTGGAAATGTAGGAAGCGGTAAGACACATTTTCTGGATTGTATCCTTAATGATAGGAATAGTATCGAGATAACACATGAAAATATATCAAATAAAACCGCGTTTCTGGATCGTGTTAGAGGCTCCCATAAACATCTGTTTATAGACGATTACGACCCCACATACTACCCATATAAAAATATATTTCAAAGTATATGTGATGGGGTTAAATATACCAATGGTTCCCATATAATAACAACCAGTAGTTTCTATCTAGGAGTACCAAATTTTGAGGTGATTTACCTACCGGTTCCATCTATTAACAAATTATTGAGTATAGATTCTAGAACCGGAGCTAAGGCGGCGGCCGAAAGATCACACGGTAATATCAGAAACTTTTTATCGTATCTAGATGATGAATCCGATGAAAAGGATATTTTTAAAACGCCGAAAGAGTATATATACGATGTACTTTGTGAAAGCACGAATGATATACTATTAGATAGTAGATTAACCGAACACGGTCATATATCAGATATATTCCAAGAAAATTACATAGATTCCAAAAATGTAAATTATGTGCGCGCCTCGCGTTCTTTCTCGGACACAGATATATATGATTCATCGATATACGCCGGATGTTGGGAACTCATGCCATATTATGCGTTATCGTCGGTTTCTATACCAAAATCATGTATGGGGAAACCACTCAAAAGGGAAAATATTAGACCCGGTAGTTCATGGACAAAGTTTGGAAACATGAAAATGCGATATCAAAAAGTAAGAGCTATAAACCGTAGAACTAGGAATATAGGTGTATCGGTCGGTGTGGATGAATTATGTTTGTTAAAAAAGCGTGCCGAACAGGGAGATATAGACATTCTCATGAAATATAATTTATTGCCGGCGGATTTTGATGTCATGAATCACCTCGCAATTTCAAGCAAGTTAAAACAGAAACAGGTTACTCATATAAAAAAGTCCATGAAAAATGCCCTCCAAGGACAGTGATGAAACGGAAGATAAAAGTGATACAACACAAGTCATAGGTAACGAAATACTATTTTATGGTGAAATATCGGTGGAGAATATATTAGAATTTATAGAAAAGTTTAAGAAACTTGAAATAGAACTTCTCAAACGATCCGCAGACCTCATAGACTATTCGCCGGTGATACGGGTTCATATCATGAGCGAGGGTGGTGATATATTTAGTGGAATGAATGCCATGAATGTAATAGAGAGGTCGAGGGTAAAAGTAATCACCATAGCACAAGGAGCGTGTTGTAGCGCCGCGACATTTATGTTGATGGGTGGTCAAGAGAGAAGGATTGGCCAAAATGCGTACGTGCTCATTCACCAACTGAGCACAGAGATATGGGGTAAATTTCATGAAATCAAGGATGAATTGAAATCCTGTAAAAAATTCATGAAATGTATAAAAGATCTTTTTATGGGTAAAACGGAAATCCCCGAAAAGAAATTTGACAAATTGATGAAGAAAGATTTATATTTAGATGCTAAAAAGTGTATCAAGTATAAGATAGTTCACGCGATCGACTGATGTGTGTATATCTAACATATAATCCCACCACACAAAATACAATAAAAATTATAGAAAGTGTATTTAAATTCATGGGCACTTCTGTGACTTCTGGAGGCCTAAGTCGCGCCATTCTACCGTAATTAACTACTGGTATCATTACTAGAGGACAAGAAAATAATGGAACGCATCGTGCGCGAAGACAAAAATGGACGTCAAAGGTTTACCGACATTCGCGTCGAAGACCTCGGAAACGGAACTGCGGATATCGTGAAAGTCACGGGGATCATCGGTGGAAAGACGACCGAGTCTCGAACGAACGTCAAGACGGGCTACGAAAAGGCACTCGGACGTGCGCAGACCATGTGGAATAATGAACACATGAAGGTGACACACATCATGCCCATGTTGGCAAATAAATGGGAAGATCGTCACAAGTACATTTCAGAGCCGTTTTACGTCCAACCGAAACTCGACGGTGTTCGTCTTTTAGTGTCGAAGACTGGGTGTTATTCACGAACGGGAAAACCGGTCCACGGCGTCGAGCATTTGGGGTGTGAACTCAAAGATGGGGAATGGCTCGATGGTGAAATGTACGCACCGGGCATGACCTTCGAAGACATCACGAGCGCATTCAAAACGAATCCACACGCGCTCACATTTTATGTGTTTGATTATTTTGATACGAACCGTCCAGATTTGCCGTTCGCGGAACGTCAGAAGTACACGACGGTCGAGACCGTGCTCGTCAAATCAAAAGACGATATCTCCATGTACCACGACCAATTTGTCGAACAGGGTCACGAGGGCATCATGATTCGCGATGCCGTGAGTACGTACGAAATCGGTAAACGGAGTAATTATCTTTTGAAATACAAAGAGTTCCAGACCGAGGAGTATGAGGTTGTGGGTGTGAAGGAAGGCACGGGGCGTGAGAAAGGGGCTGGCATTTGGGAGTGTCGCACCGGGAATCGCGTGTTCTCAGCCAAACCCGAGGGGACCTTGGAATTCAGGCGACACTTGTTTCGGGATCGTGAAAAGTACATAGGTAAAATGCTCACGGTTCGGTTCCAAAATCTCACGGCACTCGGCGTGCCTCGATTTCCGGTGGGTGTGGCGATTCGCGATTATGAATAATGTTAGTGAATTTTAATATGCAAAGAATAGCTGTTGATCTCGATGAAGTCCTCGTTCCGTTCGTTCGACCCATGGCTGCATGGCACCGACGCGAAATGCCCAGTGCACGCAAATACAAATACGTCTACAGAGACATGTTCCAAGTGTCCGAAGAAGAATCGGCAAAGATGGTTCGGGGATTTTATAACAGCGATGCTTTTAAAAATTTAAAACCCATTCCCGGATCACAATACGCGATGCTTTCCATCAGAGACACCGCGAAGAAAATGTATATAGTCACGGGGAGACATGACGTGTCGAGGGAAACGACCGAAAATTGGGTACACGAGTATTTTCCGGGTATTTTTGACGACGTCATCCTCACGAACAGTTATACACCCCACGAAGTTTCAAAAGTGGATATATGTCGGTCTCTCGCTATAAATTCTATTATTGATGATAATATCGATATATGTAACGATTGTATCAACAATGGGATAAAAGCTATAAATTTTATCGGTGACGGTACAGAAATATATCCGTGGTGTTGGAGTCCGAACTTTCCCGAAACAGATATGTTAAAAATGAAATATGGGTGGAAGAAATGGAAACCGTATGATATTTAATTATCCGCAGTGGTACGTACATCCAACAAATGCGGCTGTGTATACTTTATTAGCTTCGGTTGTAATTTTACCATCCGCGTCTAAGTACCTTATTTTATAGGCTTTCTCTGTCTCTGTGGGATGGTCTTCCCATTGGAGTTGTCCGTGCTCGTCGAGGACGTTAACCCACTCTTGGCGTACTTCCGTTTGATATCCGGGGTGGGGTATCTTCGTTTCAACGGACTGGATTCTGTAGTACGTTGTCTTCGTCTCGAGTACATACCCCTCCTTTTCAGATTCCGAGAGGTCGTCATATTTTTTATCCATTGGAAGAAATTCTCGCTTTGTTTTCCATCTTTCCGTCGTATGTCGTGCCTCGACGTTCGATGTGTATTCACCATCTACATCTCTGTATTTAACAACGTCACATTCAACATTACTGTCTTTCACTAAATAATCTAATTCGTATTTCACGTAGACGTTAGAATATTCGATGTCCTTGATCGAAGCCTGTGTCTCATCGTATTCTTCTCTCGTGATACTATGTTTAATCTTCGTCGTATAGTACGTAACGTTCGAAAGTTCTTTGGTGACATTTTTAACCACTCTGATAGGTGAGGTAAAATCACAATCCTGTGTGACCTTTGCAACTGTGTAGTTGGCGAGAAATTCAGATTCTTGTTTCATACCATACCCCGACACGTTGGAGGTCGTTATGTAATCACCCGATTCGAGGGGTCCGTTAATGTCCGTCACCCATATACCACCTTCACCAACTGCGTTGATTTTCACACGCGTAGGATCATCTGGTAGATGTGATTCAGGGTCAGATCTGAGAGATATAACACCTAAACAAGACTTATCCTTCTCCTTCGTGGTCAATGATACAACGGGTAAGGCTTCGTTGATTGTCGCAGTAGTCGACCCATCATGATTCATATATTCATTGTTATTTGCGGACGCGATGAGACCTTCGTACTTTGCGTATTCTGATGGTAGTATGTTTTTTATCAAACACCTGTGATGTCCAGTGAAATCACTGAGATTGTCGATGACTTCTTTAATCTTTTGTTGGTTCACATCCAGCTCTTTCGTCGCCGCACATATCACGGGGATGGTATCCGTATAGGCGATACCCATCATATTATCGGTTTCGCTATGTGTGACACATTCGGGTTGCTGTTCAAGCCAGTCTTGTGCGATGAAACCGGAACGTTTCTTTGCGTCGTCGCTGTCCCCATTTTTAAGGTGGTAAAGAACGGGTCGTATATTTCTTAGTTTTTGTAGACCACTCTCAATTTCTACAATATTTTTCTTTAATCGACTGTCAGAGTTTGCAGACCATGCGGTATGTCCCCAAGCGAGATAGACACCAGTCGAACCGGGTTTATATAAGAAAAACTCACTATTCCCTATACCGAAGTCCCAAGTAAAAGTATTAACGCCGACGACTTTCGTCGTTTTGAAGCCACCTTGATGTACGTGTAATTTCGAACCTGGAGTCGCCGTGTTGATGCCGACGTTGCCACCGGATCGTATCACCATACGCAAAGCTCCACCTGAACCTGGATCAAGCGCCGAGTCGGAGTGTGTACCATTTTCGTGAAAGACAAAGTGATCGGAGGAACGAAAATACAAGGTATTCGATTGAACACCGATGCCGTAGTCTGTTCCCCATAGATTGATGTGCTGGGTGGTTCTGTTACCGAAGTTTAGATCGCCGTAGTTACAATTCATATCACCACCCGAAGTAAATCTAAAAGTTTCGTTACCACCTTGGGGGCGTATCGCCAAATGACCACCCGAAAGTGCTTGTAGCCATACAGACGCAGACCCATTCCCTTCGTTAAATCGGAGATAACTATACCCAGAAGAGGGGAAGAAATTGAGCGAGGCGTGAGAAGTTGTACTTCGTATAGCCGCTCCACTGTCACCAGCAAAACTTACATCAAGTGGATAGGCCGGACTCGTTGTATTTATGCCGACACGCATATTGCTCTGTTTGAGAACCATCAGATCGTTCTGGAACGATAGGTCGTGCCAAGCGCCATAATCACCCTTGTGACCCCCGATGTGAGGTCTTCCATCCTTCGAACCAAACACGAGAGTACTATAAGTTGAAGAAGCCGAACCACCTATCCTTGCGCATATTTGATGTCCCGACGTACTGAGATTTTCATGAACGTGTAATTTCTCACCTGGACTCGCCGTCCCGATGCCGACGTTGCCATTGCCTTCTATAGTCATCACCCTCTTATTACCGAGAGTACTTGCGTCCGTCGTATCTGTCGTGTTCCATAACCAGAAGTCGATGGCGTTCCCATAATCACCATTAGAATTGTGTCTGGTTCGTATAGAGTGTGCGTACCCACTAGAATTATACGGACTATTGCCGTACGAAAAGATAATCTGGGAACTATCGGTACCGCCACTTGAATCTCCTGACCTCAGTTGTAAGGACTTACCACTGTTAGAACTACCAGCGACATCAAGTTTCACCGCCGGACTCGCAACCCCAATTCCGACGTTGCCTCCACTTGTGATTCGCATACGCTCAGAAATCAAATACGGATTGGAGCTTGTTAACGTTGTATCGTCCGGGATGGTATGAAATACGAGATTCCCACCCTCTGCACCTGTCCGAGTAGCAGAGACGGCTGCACACACGTTTGAATTTAAATTCACAAATGCAAGCGCACCCTGACCAGTTCCAGCATTTGTACGTTTTAGGTTTAAGATAGCGCCACCACCATCTGCTGCAATCTCGAGAGGTCTACCCGG